ACCCGGCCCCACCCCAAAACTCGTCTCCGGGGCTATTATAGCACGGCAGGCAACGGAAAAGCAATAGGAGGGTTTTATCATGGTGGATTCGGCGAAAGGGAAAGCGGAGGACGTGCGGGCCGGGTTTGATACGCTGCGGGTTCTCGTGGACGCGGTGGACACCCAGTTGGGATTTTTCATCCGGGAGAAGGGGATGTTCGGCCCTTACCGTGAGCTTATCCGGTCTCATGCGCTGGATATCCAGACCATGCTCGGTGTGATTCTTCATGAGGTCTGTGACATGGAGAAGGAGCAGGGCGAGCTGGTGCGAATGCTTATACATCAGAGGACAGAAACAGAAGAGGACACATAACCCATGGAAGCCGGCGGAGGAGGCCGGAGATTATGAAGGAAATGCAGATTTTTGAGAACCAGGAGTTTGGGGCGGTGCGCACCGTCGAACTCGACGGGGAGCCCTGGCTGGTGGGCAAGGATGTGGCCCAGGCGCTGGGGTACAGCGATACTGACCAGGCGCTTAGAAAGCATGTTGACGAAGAGGACAAAAAAATTCTAACCCGTCAAAACGACGGGTTAGCCGGGGGGTCGGGAAACGCGACCTTTGATATTCCAAACCGGGGTATGACCATCATCAACGAGAGCGGCCTGTATTCCCTGGTGCTGTCCAGCAAGCTGCCGGGGGCGAAGAAGTTCCGGCGGTGGGTGACGGCAGAGGTGCTGCCCGCTGTCCGGAAGCACGGGGCGTACATGACGCCCCACACACTGGAACAGGCGCTTTTAAGCCCGGACTTCCTGCTGCGGCTGGCCCAGCGGCTGAAGGAGGAGCAGGAGGGGCGCAGGGTGGCGGAGCGGGACCGGGCCCTCCTGGCCAGGGAGCTGGCGGTTCAGCAGCCCAAAATCGACTACTTCAACGAGCTGGTGGAGCGGAACCTGCTTCTGAGCCTGCGGGAGACGGCAAAGCTGTTGAGCGTGGGGGAAAAGGCATTCATCCGCTGGCTGCTGGAAAACCGGTACCTGTTCCGGGGGAAGAGCGGGAAACTGCTGCCCTATGCCACGCGGCCCAACAACGAATGCTTCGAGGTAAAGGAATGGTTTGACCGGGAAACGGGAAAGGGAGGCGTGCAGACGCTGGTGACGCCGCGGGGGCGGGAGACCTTCCGCCTGCTGTTGGAAGGGAAGCCGGAGAGCGGGCTTTGGAGTTTCCCAGGCGGGGGCAGCATCCCGCTGCCCCCGGAAATGACGGAGGAGGAAGCCAGACGGGCCGAGGAGTGGTATCTGACCGGATATTTCAAACAGGCAGACAGGGAACCGAACCGGCAGACGGCCGGATAAAGGACAGAAAGGACGGATTTCTATGGCAAGAACCATTGACAGCGCCAGGCGGGTCATTTCGGGCACCTGGGGCGAGCTGTGGATCGACGGGGAGAAGGTGGCGGAGGTCTCCGCCTGTCAGGCCAAGGTGGCGCTGAACAAGGAGACCGTCAACCTGTGCGGCCGGTTCATGACCACCCACAAGGCCATGAACGCCAGCGGCACCGGGAGCCTGACGCTGCACAAGGTGGACTCCGGCTTCGCCCAGAGGATGGAGGGCATCAAGCGCGGCGTGGACCGGCGCTTCACGGTGATCTCCAAGCTGCGGGACCCGGACAGCTACGGCGCGGAGCGGGTGGCCCTCTACGACGTCAGCTTCGACGACCTGACCCTGGCCGACTGGCAGGCCGCCGCTATAGGCTCGGTGACCGCCCCCTTCACCTTCAGCGACTACGAATACCTGGATCAGATTGAGGTGCAGTGACATGGAAGAGAAAAGGACGGATTTGTTGGCGCTTCTGCTGAGGCCGGAGCTGCCCAATGTGCAGAAGGAGCTGCCCACGGCAGAGTACCGCGTCAAGCGGCTGAGCGAGGCGCTGGGCACGGACGTGGTATTCAAGCTGAGGGCGCTGCCCTACGGAAAGGTAAAAAGCATCCGGGATTCGGTGGCGGGCGACCCAATGCTGGATATCCTGCTGGCCGGCTGTGTGGAACCCGACCTGAAGGCGAAGGAGCTGAAGGAGAAGTACGGCGGAGCCACCCCGGCCGAGACGGTGAAGGCCATGCTGCTGCCGGGCGAGATCGAGGATCTCAGCCGGGCGGTGGAGCGGCTGTGCGGGTTCCGCCGCATCACCATTGATGAAGTAAAAAACGCCTGACGGAGGGCGGCGACACAGAGCTGGAGCTGGTTTACTACCTGTTCCACAAGCATCACTGGACACCGGAGATGTACTACGGCATGGGCCAGGGAGGCCGGGATCTGACTCTGGCGTTCGCCCTCCATGAGCTGGAAAAGGGGAGGGAACCCAGATAGAACGGCGGGCGGCCACGAGGGCCGCCCCTACGGTCGTGCGCCCAACCCGGAGCATGACAGAAAGCGGGAACGCGGGCCGATGTGGGCAGAAGGTGAATTGCCCCAAGGGGGCAAGAGAGACCGCCCTGGGGCGTCGGCCCCTACGGCCGTGGAGCCAACCCGGAGTGTGACACGGAGAGGCATGGACACAAACGAAAACGCCGCCCCCGGAAGGGGGCGGCGGAGGGGCTATACCTTGGGCGGGATGCTGGCCCACACGGCCCACGCGATACAGGCCAGGGCGAGGGGCAGAAAGACGGCCTGGTATCCAGGGCCAAGGAAAGGGGCAAGGGTGAAGGAGAATACGAGCATGCCTGCCGCAGCCAGCCAGACCAGCCACAGCAGGCCGCGGCTGGTCGCCCGGAACCGGTAGGAGAAGGTATTCATGCGGGCGTTGAGCGCCTCCAGCTCGGCGGTCTTTTCGTTCAACTGGCGCTCCAGCTCGGCGAGGAAAGCGCCCTCCGGCGCGCCTGCGTCGGCATCCCGCTGGGAGTGGGGGCCAATGGATACAAC